ATATATATGGACGAACGTCTTGAAAAAGCATTAGACTTTGCGAATTACATGCAGACACTGTCAAATCAACGCAGAGTCTTACAGGAACAGTTTAATGAAAGTCTTGTTTACTTTTATAAAGGTTGCCAATTTACAATTAATACAACGCTGATTAACTATGTTAATTGGCTAGTAGAAAAAGACAATACTGAAAATGTTATTTTTGTTGATGATAATGAAATACCTGTAGAAGTTATTGATTTGACTCAATTCTTAGAAGACATACAAGATCAGTATTTTAATGCATTAAACACTTATCACGCAGAGTATAATAAATTAAAATCAAATAGAAGTGTTGAAAAATTAATTGACCATGAGTAAAGGCGTACTTTTAATTGCTAATAACAACAGTCAAATTGATTATGTAAAACAGTCTGTATACCTAGCAAAAAGAATAAAGAAATATTTAGAAGTGCCTGTTAGCCTAGTAACCAACAGTCCTGGTTACGCAACAGATTGCTTTGACGCTTCTGTGTTTGATAAAATTATTGCTGTAAACGATACTGACGATAAAAATCGTCGAATACTATTTGACGGAGAATACAGTCAAAAAACAGTTCAGTGGCAAAACGGCACCCGAGTTGATGCTTATGATCTTTCTCCTTATGACCAAACACTTTTAATGGATACAGATTTTATTATAAACAACAGTCTATTAAAAAATGTATTTGACAGTTCTAATGAGTTTATGCTGTATAAGGATGCATATGAGTTATCGCAAGTTAGAAATACTGTAGAATTTAAACAGGTAAGTGATACCAGCGTTGATTTCTATTGGGCCACAGTTGTGTATTTTACAAAAACACACAACAACAAAACTTTCTTTGACTTAGTAAAACACGTTCGACAAGAGTGGGATCACTATGTGCGAGTGTACAGGCTCCCTTCTTCAATCTATCGCAACGACTACGTATTCAGTATAGCAATTCACATAATGAATGGGTTTCAAACGGGTTCTTTTGCTAAAAAATTACCTGGAAAAAAATACTATACAACTGACAAAGATCTGTTAATCAAACATAACAACACTGCTATGACTTTTTTAGTAGGGAAAAAAGATCGTCCTGGAGAATATACTTTGCTTAAAACTGATTCTTTAAATGTACATGTTATGAATAAATTAAGTTTGCAGAGAGTAATAGACAATCAAGGAGAGATTGTGAATGACTAAAGGAGTATTAGTTCTAGCTCAAAATAATTATAAAGTAAATTACATAGATCAAGCAGTAGTTCTTGCACTCAGTCTAAAATTAACCAATCCTGATCTGCCTATATCTATAATTACAAATGAAAAAATTACAAAAAAAGACGCAGTGTTGTTTGATAAAATTATAGAAATTCCTTGGGAAGACCTATCAGCAGCTTCAGATTGGAAAATAGAAAATCGTTGGAAAGTGTATCATGCAACTCCATACAACGAAACTATAGTTATGGATACTGATATGTTGGTATTGGAAGACATATCGCATTGGTGGAAATTTTTAGAAAATTATAATTTATTCTTTACATCTTCAGTGCTGACTTATCGAGGCGAAACAGTTACAAGTGACTATTATAGAAAAACTTTTGTAAACAACAATCTATCTAACTTGTACACTGGTGTATATTACTTTAAAAAGAGTGACTTTGCACAAGAATTTTTTGCACAACTAGAAATAGTAGTAAAAAACTGGCAAGAATTTTATAAAATCTTTCTCAAAGCCGATTGTCCTGAATTTATAAGCATGGACGTATGTACAGCAATTGTAGCAAAAATACTAGACTGCGAACATCAAATAGTCAATCCAAACATAACAACTCCGACCTTTGTACATATGAAATCTAAAATACAAAATTGGGAATTGTCTTCTAATAATTGGCAACGAAATATCAGCGCATATCTCGATGCCGACTGTGTCTTAAAAATAGGCAATCATCAACAGCACGGCATTTTTCATTATACAGAAAAAGATTTTATCGATACTATTAATGCGAAATTGAAGTACGGGAAAAAACTAAATGTCAAATAGTTTAAAAAGTCTTTTTGAAAAGATAAAAATAGATGCACAAACTGCTGACATTTCTTATGTTTATTATGATAAAAAGTCTGGAGAAATTCACAAAATTTCTCCTAGAAAAGAAGATTCTAATTATGAAATCTTAGAACTTGATCATAAAGAAGTTAAAGATTTATTAACAGGAGAAAAAAAGACCGCTGATTATAAAGTTTCTTATGACATAGTTACTAAATTAGTTATATTAAAAAATATACACGAAGGTAACACTGTATTTCTATACGATAAAGTTTTGTATAAAATTCCAAAAGAAGATTTAGAAATTTCAGATTTAATAATTAAACAAGACTTTATCACTAACACATGGAAAGTATCAATAAGTAATGAAACTATTCAGTTTATAAGATCTAATAATCTTTCATCACACGATAAAATACTGTTAAGTGTTACTAAAAAAGATGATCCAAATATTTTATACAGAACTTTATATATAGAATTAGGAAATGCAATAGAAAATTCTATAATAATACCTTTCAAGTTTGACTTCGAATTCGAACAAAGAGAAGTAAGTATATACACAAATAAATATTTTAAATCATACAGCTATAAGGTCACGCAATGACTAACAAATTAAAAGTAATAGACTATGATATGATCTATCTAAGCTATGACGAGCCAAACGCAGAGCGTAATTATGCTGACCTATGTCAAAAGGTTCCGTGGGCAAAACGTGTCCACGGGGTTAAAGGATCAGATGCAGCACACAAGGCTTGTGCTGAATTATCAGAAACTGATCGCTTTATTACTGTCGATGGCGACAATATTATAGATCCTACTTTTTTACAGCAAGAAATTGACCTAGCTCAAAACGAAGACCTAGGACATTGCGTAATTAGCTGGGCTGCAAATAATCAAGTAAATGGATTAATCTACGGAAACGGCGGTTTAAAATGTTGGCCTAAAAAGTATGTTCTAGACATGCGTACTCATGAAGCAGCAGATCCTAATAATAAACATGCGCAGGTTGACTTTTGTTGGGATGTTCAATATATCCAAATAGAAAAATGTTTTAGTAAAATTATGAACAATGCTACTCCTCAACAAGCATGGCGTGCTGGTTTCCGCGAAGGCGTAAAAATGTGTCTTGACAGAGGAGCACGTCCTGCTGCTGTAGAAGACTTTTTTAAGAACGATTGGCGCAATCTACATAGAGCATATATATGGATGACAGTAGGTGCAGATGCTAACAACGGCCTTTGGTCAATATATGGTGCTAGAAAAGGATTCTTCCTCACAATGTTTACAGATTGGGATTTTGTAAATGTTAGAGATTTTGATTATCTAAATAACTACTGGAATGAAACAACTGAAACAGTTTCAGAGGACAATCTAATAGAAGAAATTAAAAAGCTAGGCAAACTTATTAAGAGTTATATTGATATTCCTGTTCCAACTGTACCACTAGACGCTGAAGCAAGTAAATTTTATAAGCATACATACCAAAGTCCAGCAAGACTAAAAGCTGGGTTTTTAATGGATCAACAATGAGCAACGAATCTTATAGAATAATATCACTTAATAAGTAGGAATAAAATTATGACAGCATATACAAAAGAAGATGTTAAAAAGGCAAACTGTTCTATTTGCCCAGTTCCATGGATGCATATGGCATTAGAACCTAATGGTAAAATTATTCCCTGTTGTTTGACGTCACAACATGAATCTGCAAATTTAGGAAATATCAAAACAGATAAATTTGAAGATATTTGGAACAGCGACAGGATGAAAAAACTCCGAGTTGATATGCTGAACGGAGAAATTCCTAATTATTGTAAGACTTGTACTGACCGAGAACCTATTACAGGGGACAGTAGTAGAATCTTTCATCTGAGAGAGTTTCCTCATGTGATTGATAGAATACCTGAAACTACACTAGCAGATGGTACTGTTACAGAAATGAAATTAAAATATTGGGACTTTAGATTCAGTAATCTCTGTAATTTTAAGTGCCGTTCGTGCGGCCCAGTTTATAGTTCTAGCTGGTTACCCGATGCTAAAAAATTAAATTGGCCTGTAGAAGACTGGCAAAAAGTAGTTACTACTGACGAAATTGATGGTCTAGATAACTACAAATTTCTCGAGAGTCAAGTAGGCGAAGTAGAAAAGATTTACTTTGCTGGCGGTGAACCACTACTAATGCCAGAACATTGGTATATCCTTGAAATGTTAGTAAAAGCTAAAAGATTTGACGTTAAAATATGTTATAACACAAATACATCTAAGTTAACATACAAAGGAAAAAGTGTATTAGATTATTGGAAACAATGGGAACCTGGCAAAATTGAAGTATGGACTAGTTTAGACGAGATTGATAACCGCGCAGAACTAATACGTGCTGGCACTGATTGGGCCAAGGTAGAGGAAAATTTAAAAGAAATGACTACATTGGATAATATTGTTGTTCGTCCTGGAATTACTACAGGTGCCTGGAATGTATTTAGAATACCAGAAATTGTTGAGAGACTAATAGAACTTGGTGTTGTTAAAAAAGATGAGAAGTTAGGTTATAACTATACTAACTTCTTTTTAAATTATCTCGATCGTCCTGAAAAATATAATGTTAGAATTTTACCAGATTGGTTTAAAAAAGAAACAATAATTAAATTAAATAATTTTATTGCTGATCACGATAAGAAATATAATACATCAATTAGACATCGTTTAGAGCATATCTTACATGAACTAACTAAACCGTTTGATCTCGAGTTTGCTAGAAAATTTGTTAAAGATACCGAAATAATGGATAAACTTAGAAACGAAAATATGTATGCAACTGTGCCCGAAATGCTTTATGTAAAAGAAGAAGTTGAAAAGCACGATAAAAAAATCTAAAATAATTGTACAGTATACAGAGAGATGATGAATGGATGAATTAGATAAGTTACGCGAAGCAATTCTAGATAGTGAAACATTTTGTTTCTATCCGTTTTTAGAAATAAGCACTCGTCCAAACGGCGCAGTATTTCCTTGTTGTTACTGGAATGACTTTACTACTCAAGGTTTCTACGATCAAGAAAGAATAAGCAATGACAATACAATACGTACTTTTTGGAATAATGATTTAGTACAGCGTGTTCGAATTGATGTTGCTAGCGAAAAGAAAGTAGGCGGCTGCTCTACTTGTTATCGAGACGGTAAGTCTAGTATGAGACAGCGCAGTATTAAAGAATATAGCAACGATAGAGATAAACTTCAATTAGTTAAAGATACATTAGACAATAGTGGCATAGCAATTCATACTCCAATAAAACTTGAATTAAAACCAAGTAACTTGTGTAATCTAAAATGTTTAATATGTAACTCTTATGATTCGTCGCAGATCGAAAAAGAATTTATAGCTTTGAGCAAAGACTCTGGCATCGAAACCAAAGGAGGCTCATTCTTTCGAAAGATTGACAAACCAGGTATTTGGGAAGCAGGATTTCCGCTCGAACAAGTATCAACGGCGGATTGGGCCGAGTCGGTAAAGTTTTGGAAAGAAGTTGAGATGTTTCTCCCTAAAATTGAAGTATTAAGTTTTGCAGGCGGCGAGCCTACACTTAATCCGGTAGTACATAAGATGATTGAATATTGTGTAACTAATGACTATGCTAAAAATATTACAGTATTTGTTAGCAGCAATTTTACTAATCTTAATGCAAAGTTTCTCAAATCTATGAGACATTTTAAGAAATTTGAATTGATTGCAAGTATCGATGCAGTAGGCGAAGTACAAGAGTATAGTAGATTCCCGTCACGCTGGAGCCAAATACAAAAGAATTTTGAAGAAGCCAAACAATATATGAAGCATAATAATATTAAAATTTTAGTTAACGCTACTGTAAGTATATTTAATATATTTGAAATACATAAATTGTTATGGTATATTGACGAGCAATCAAAATTGTATCCGTATTATAAAGAATGGCCGTTTAACATTAATTTGCTAGCGTACCCTCCACACCAAGAAATTACAATAATACCTGAAAAATTTCGTGAGCCTATTATTAATGAATTACAAAATTATATCGATAATAGTAGTATGATAAAACAGTTTCCAGAATTACAAATTAAAATTGATTTACTAATCGATCAATTATCAATACCGTGTAATAATAACGATTCAATAAAGAAATTAACTTTATTAAGAGATTCGCTAGACGTATTAGATAAGCATCGCGGTGTAAGTTACAAAGAGTCTATTCCTCAGTTAGACCAAATTTTTAAGGATACATTAGCATGAGTAAAGCAGCACTGATTAATTATAACGGAAAACATTATAATAAAATAATTAATCTTTCGGATTCTGTAGTAATAACCTGGGTAATTAATAATATATGTACAAATAGTTGTTCATATTGCCCTGCTGATTTGCATACAGGAAAAAATCATCATTATGAATGGAATACTGCTAAAGAGTTTATCAATGAATGTTTCGATCGATACGGTAAATTGCATTTTAGTATAGCAGGCGGCGAGCCGTCGATAAGTCCTTTCTTTAAAGAAATGGTAGATTTGATTTATGATCGAGGCGGCTCAGTAACACTTACGACTAATTTAGCAAAATCAGTACAATGGTGGGGCAAAATAGCGTCTAAAATGTCTAGTATCGGTTGTAGTTATCATCCTGAGTTTATGTTAACACAGAACGATGAAGATCTATTTTTTGAAAAAATTGCAGTAACTTCAAAATTAACCGGAGTAACAGTTCGTGTAATGATGCACCCTGATCACTGGGACAAATGCATAGCGTTTTATAATAGGCTTAAGGATAGTGATTTGATGATCTCTTTAGAAATTGTAAGGATTTTAGATAATTTTGGAATTGGCGACCCGTTCTGTGTAATAAATTACACAGCAGAGCAAGATAAACTTTTAAATGAAACTCCGATAATTCAACGATGGGCTACATTACCTTCTACTTACAGGAATATTAATATCCGATCAGAAATAGTAGATGTATCAAATACTAAAGAAGACTTCTCATACGAGTTTGTAAGTGGGTTAACAAACTCACAAAACACTAATTTTGAAGGATGGACTTGTAATGTAGGATTAGAAAGTCTGTTTGTACATTACGACGGCAGAGTACATCGAGGCAATTGTGCAGTCGGCGGCAATATTGGAAATATAAATACCAGTGTAGATTGGCCAACAACCAGTATAATATGTAATAAAAATGAATGTCACTGTGCTGCGGATATTTTATTATCAAAGGAAATTAAATGATGTCAAAAATATTATTAGTTGCTGGATGTAGTCATTCGTGCGGATCAGAAATAATGAGTGTAGGATCTGGTAGAGAAGATCCAAAAAATTTAGAGAAATGTTTCGGTAATAAGATAGCAGTAAGAAATAATATGCAGATGGTAAACATAGCATCTGTTGGCGCCTCAAATAGATTAATCGAATCAAGTATTGTAAAAAATATCAATAGGCTTACTGCAACAGGTATTCTTCCAGAAGATATAATAGTACTAATAGGATGGTCTAGTTTTTCGAGAGATTATGTAATTCAAAACAATACATATTGGGGATGGACACTTAATCAACACCTTGCTAAAGATTGGAAAACCTATGCAACCAGTGATATTAGAAAATTTTATAAGTTATGGACAAGATTTGTAGATTATGATGTTTTATGTAATGCTCATGTAGTAAGACATCAGTTGCTGTCGGGTTATCTTCGTAACAAAGGTATCAAATACTACGCCTTTAATGCAATAGACGGAATTAACTATCCTAATAATGATCCTACTAATTTCTTTAATGATAACACAGTTGATTTGACAGGATTTAAAGAAGTAGAGAACGATCTTTATTACAGATTGCCGTTCAGTTCAGAGGACAGTTATTTTCAGTCGTTACAACACAAATATAAATTAGATCCAAGAGATGGCGATAGATGGTATCACTATTTAGAAAACGGTCATGAAATATGGGCAGACGTATTAGAGAAAGAAATGAAAAAGATAGGATTGTTATAATTAAGTATGTATGATATTGTATTCATAAGTTATCGAGAACCTAACGCAGATGCTAACTACGCTGCCCTAAAGGCTAGATTTCCATCAGTAAAACGTGTCCACGGCGTCAAAGGTATACATCAAGCACACATTGCCGCAGCAAAGCGTTGCTTTACTAAAATGTTTTGGATCGTTGATGCTGATGCATTAATAGTCGACGACTTTAACTTTGACTATCTAGTATCAGACTGGGATCAAGACGCTGTTCATGTATGGAGAAGTCAAAATCCCGTAAATGATTTAGTGTACGGCTACGGTGGTGTAAAATTATTTCCTAGACATCTTGCTATTGATATGGATACATCAAAACCTGACATGACTACTAGTATTACAAATAAATTTAAATCTATGTCAAAAATATCTAACATTACTGCATTTAACACGGATTCGTTTAGTGCATGGCGTAGTGCGTTTAGAGAATGTGTCAAATTGTCTAGTAAGATTATAGATCGACAAAATAATATAGAAACTGAAGAAAGATTACTTGCCTGGAAAACTGTAGGAGAAAACAGGCCGTTCGGCAAATATGCAATTGCTGGTGCCAACGCAGGTTTTGAATACGGCGTAAAAAATAAAATTAATACAGAAGCACTTAAACTAATAAACGATTTTGATTGGATGTATGAACAGTTTTCAAAAAATACCCTGGAATGATATAACAGAATTTGGGCAAGAGACTATGCTAAAAGGTCGTCTTTTTACAGTTTCGTGGATCTTGGCTAGATTTTGTAATTATTCGTGCAGTTATTGCTGGCCTTACGCTAGATCTAGTACCCCCGACCACCAAGATTTAGAATTGTACTTACACACAGTGGATAGTATCAAGGCACAAGCCCGTGCAAATAACTTCACTGATTTTCACTTCAGTTTCAGTGGCGGCGAACCTACAGCGTATAAACACTTTGATAAGATAATAGAGCATTATGCAAACGACAACGAAGTTGAATATCAAAGTCTGCATATGACCACTAATCTAAGCCCTGGCACTAAGTGGTGGGAACGCTGGCTAGAAAATACCAAAACATTACAGCGTAGAAGCATAACAGCCAGCTACCATGCAGAATTTGCACAAGAAGAAGAGTTTGGTGATAAATGTCTACAGCACAATATTACAGTGTTACAAAAAAACATGATCCTAATATACTTTATAGACTTTTAAAATTTAATAAACAAGACAACGAATATATAGTACCGTTTAATCACGACTTTGAAATTGACACATTGTCTTTATCAATATATACTGTTCGTAAGTTCTCTACATATGCTTATGAGGTAATTGATGGCTAAAACATTTAGGGTTATTGACTATGATATTGTATATCTAAGTTATGACGAACCCAACGCTGAACAAAATTACGCAGACCTTTGTAAAAAAGTGCCATGGGCAAAACGTGTGCATGGAGTAAAAGGCAGCGACAGCGCTCACAAAGCAGCGGCAAATTTAAGCGAAACAGACAGATTTATCACAGTTGACGGCGACAATAGAATACGAGACGACTTTCTCAGCCAAAGCATTGACTTTGATACCAACGTCGACTTAACAAATAAAGTAATCAGTTGGACTGCAAAAAATGCTATCAACGGATTATCATACGGCAACGGCGGATTAAAATGCTGGCCTAAAGAATACGTGTTGGATATGCGTACACACGAAAATGCCGATCCTGACAACATTCATGCACAGGTAGATTTTTGTTGGAACACTGAATACATCCAAATGAATGGTACATTCAGCGATATATACAACAACGCTAGTCCAAAGCAAGCATGGCG